GATAAGAGTGAAGCCGAAGAGAAACCTGTAAAAAAGCCAGAGTCTAAAAAAGAAAAAGCTGCTAAAAAAATTGTTAAGAAGATGGGTGACAAAGGCAGATATGACAGCACGAACCAACTAAAAACTTTAATTGTTATGCAAGTTTTAGGTGATTCAAAAACATTTTTTGATTCACAAAAACAATTAGTGGATCGTCAAGATTTTTTTACTGACTATATGATACCAGATACAAAGATAGAAAATAATAATATGGCGCAGTGGTATTTATTTGCTGGAAGTGACGGCATGATTAATGATATGATAGATTCACAATGGCAGAAGTAGAATTACCTGGTGGCATTAAATTTAAAGGCGGCAAGATATTTGTCATACTTACAGCTTTAACAACAGCTGGTGGTGCTTTATGGGGCGGCTTTGAATTTTACAAAGACTATCTAACGATGAAAGAACAGATCCAGGAATATGTTGCACCAGATCTATCAGGCTTTGATAAAAGAATAGATTTAACAAAAGAAGAATTAAATAGCAAAACAGATCTTATACAGACAGAAGTCAACATGATCATGCAAGAGATGGAAATGATTATGTCGGAAATCCGATTAGTGAGTGATGTAGCCAACGAACTCAAAAATGACCTTCGTCAAGATGTAAGACGTATTGAGAAAGTTGTTAATGATGTTGAGCAATTAGTTAAAGAAGATTCGAGAGAAACCAACCAGGAGTTAAGAGATACCACGAGGGACATTCAGGAAGACATGGAATTATTAACGGATAAGTTGGAGCAAGCCATGACTGAGTTAGAAGCAAAGATAGAGAAAAGAATAAAAATAGCATTAGAAAACCCTTTATCACAGATGTAATTATGGCTAAAGCACCTGTTAACGAATACTTTACACCAGTCAAAAAAAGAACTAGTATAGGGCGTTCTCCACGCAGTAGGCCAAAGAACAAAAACAAAAGAAGACAATATGTCAAATACAGGGGGCAAGGATGACAAAATTATGTCCAAGAGGTAAAGCGGCAGCTAAAAGAAAATTTAAAGTTTATCCTAGTGCATATGCAAATGCTTACGCTTCTAAAATATGTGCTGGTAAAATTAAGGATCCGAGTGGTGTGAAGAGAAAAGATTTTAAAGGACCTAAACCAGCAGGGAAAGCTAAAGGTGGGGAGATAATAGATTTTAATAAAATCTCACAAGATAGAAAAAAAATATCACAATTTAACAAAGGCGGTATTGCTAGAGCTTGTGGTGCAATAAAAGAGAATAAAAGAAAAGTTACTAAAATAACATGAGCTTAAAAAAATGGTTTGAGCAAGATTGGGTAGATATTGGCTCCAAGAAAAAAGGAGGCGGTTTTGCTAAGTGTGGTAGAACTAAACAAAAAAAAGATGCAAAAAGAAAATATCCAAAATGTGTACCAGCCGCAAAAGCAGCTAGGATGACTGAGAGTCAAAGAAGATCAGCAGTAAAAAGAAAAAGATCAAAAGCACAAGGTGTTGGCGGTAAACCAACAAATGTAAAAACATTTGCTGCTCAAGGCGGTTTTATTACAAACCAAAGAAGAGCTGGCATAGCACAGAGAGGTTTTGGTTTTAGAGGTGTCTTCTAAAAAAGATCCAAAAAAAGGTACAGGAAAGAAACCAAAAGGCAGTGGAAGACGTCTCTATACTGACGAAAATCCACGTGATACTGTGGGTATTAAGTTTGCTACTCCTACTGACGCCAGAAAGACTGTTGCAAAAGTTAAAAAAATTAACAAACCGTTTGCTAGAAAAATTCAAATCTTAACTGTTGGTGAACAGAGAGCTAAAGTTATGGGTAAGTCTCAAGTAGCAAGTATATTTAAGAAAGGTAAAGATGCCATTAGAAGAGGACGTAAAACAAGACGTACGTAAGTGGTCTGAGCATTTTTTAGAAATACCTAATAAACATTTAGGAGGTTTTCCTGCATGTCCTTTTGCAAAGAAAACGTGGAAAGACGATAGGGTAATTGTTGAAGTTAAAAGAAAAAATAAATGGTATAAAACTGAATTAAACGGACATTTGCAACAATTAGATTTTTCTGTTCACGAAATATTGATATTTTGTGATCCTTACTTTAATTATTCCTTAGAGGAGTTTCAGGAAATAATAGATGCGTACAATACTTGGTATAATAAAAAGGATATATTTTTTATGGGTTTTCATCCCCACAATCCAGCCAACGAGGAGGAACAAGAGTTTCTTGTCACTCCAAATGGGGACACCCCTACTGTAGAAAGTGACTTAGAGTATTCTATGATGCTGGCACAAAAGTTCTCGCAATTACAAGAAGCTTCTGATAAACTGCACAGAATTGGTTACTATGAGAAGTGGCCAAAAGGGTACTATCAAGACGTTGTGGTATCTAGAGCAAAAACCTATAAACGAATATTCGGAGGTCGACATGATGGGTAAAAAGAAACAAGCAATGAAAGCTATGAAAAGAGGTGGTCCTGCTAAAAAACGTGGTGGGGGCATGATGAAAAAAGATCCTATGGCTATGGCTATGGGAGGTAACGTATCACCAAGAAAAGCAATGGCTATGGGTATGAAAAATGGTGGCAAAGTTATGAAAGGTAAAAAGAAAAAAGTTAAGAAAGGTAAGAAAAGAGGTTAATGCCTACTTACGGTTCTACAGCTAATTTTGATTTATCTATTGATGATATCATATCAGAAGCTTTTGAGCGTTGCGGTCTACAAATACGTACTGGTTACGATATTACGACCGCAAGACGTTCATTAAATTTAATGTTGGCTGAATGGGCCAATAGAGGAGTAAATCTTTGGACAGTAAAAAAACAAGAAAAAACATTACCTGCTAATACAACAAATTTAACAGGTGCAAGTTTGTTTGGATCCAATGCGGGGGATAGCGCTCAAATAATAGATATTACTGATGTTATAATAAGAGATTCAAGCAATAATGATTATTCTACGAATACGATTAGTAGAGCTCAGTATTGGAATTATACAGTTAAAACGACCAGCGGAAGACCAACTCAATACTATTTTGAACGTACGATAAACCCAACACTATATCTATATCCTGCAGCCGACCAAGCGTACACTCTAATATATTATGCTCTTGTTCGGATGTCTGATGCGGGCGATTATACAAACAACGCTGAGATTCCTTTTCGTTTTCTTCCATGTTTAAATGCAGGTTTGGCTTATTACATATCAATGAAGAAAGCGCCAGAAAGAATGCAAGCATTAAAACTTTTGTATGAAGATGAATTTAAAAGAGCAGCAGATGAAGACGGAGAAAGAACAAGTATTTATCTTACTCCTCAATCTTACTATTCTTCAGGAACATAATGCCTAGATACGCTACAGGAAAATTTGCAAAAAGAATTTCAGATAGATCTGGCATGGCTTTTCCATACAATGAAATGGTCAAAGAGTGGAATGGTTCAATAGTTCATATAAGTGAATTTGAAGCTAAACATCCACAACTTGATCCTAGATATCATCCAAATGATCCTCAGTCTTTGCAAAATGCAAAACCACAAATTATAAGTGCAACTGTTGATTTAGGAATTAATATGGTCGCGAGAAATATATTTGGTGCAAAAAAACAAACAATAACACAATTTAATCCAATACCTGCACCAGGTGCATTTGAAACTGTCATAGTTAACACCATGCAGCCTGAAGAAGAAAATAAAGAAGTTAAAATGAATAGTTTTGTTGGTAACGTTACAGTGAGTATATCATGACAACTTTTGCAGAATTACAAACACAGATTAGAGATTACACAGAAACTGATAGCACAGTTTTAACAGATACAATTGTTAACGATTTTATTGAACATGCAGAGAAAAGAATATTTAGAGATGTAGATTTAGATATATTTAGATCTTATCAGTATGCAACGTTAACTCAAGGTGTGCCTTTTGTATCACTACCTGGTGCAAATTTAGGTCAATTAGCATTTATCAGATCAGCTCAAATATATGACTCTGCAAATCCAGTGAGATACTATCTATATCAAAAAGACATTACCTTTATGAATGAATATTGGCCAAATCGTAATACTGAGGCACAACCAAAATATTATGCAATGTGGGACCAAGATACAATATACCTTGCGCCTACACCAAATTCTGCATATAATATAGAATTAGCTTTGAACAAGCAAGAAGACGGATTGTCAAGCTCAAACACA